GTGCGTGCTATGTCAGAAAGAAGCGTCATAAGTGTCACCAATCTAATAAGTCCACGTTCTGTAGTTGGAATATTGCCAAATGTCGATTTCATAATGTGTCACCCAATGCGTCACCATGTGTCACTAGCGTCACCCCTGAGAAGCCTCGAGAGTGCTTCGTACGCTCTGCAACGATCCCACGGGCCTTTAGGTCTGGCCCGAGCCGCCTCATGCTCTTTGGATGTATGCCGTTCTGAGCACACCAGTGGCTCCATGACGCCATGATCTGTGCGCTGCTTACCCATCCACTCTCCACCCGCATGGTGCAGTCCTGCAACCAAGCGCCAACCGTGTCCTGGTCATCGAGGTAGCCCGCCGTTGCCTTCAGGATCGATTCCGGTGGACGCAACCCACCAAGAGTCGCCCATTCTTCAAAGCCCTCCATAGCCCAACGTAGGACGCCTCCCGCCTCCTCCCTGAGTTTCGCTCCCAGGTCGCCATCCGGCTTCTCTGGCTTGTTGGTGAATGGCACCATGCAGAGGCGCCTACGCATGGCATCGTCAACCACCGCAATCTGCGGCGCATGGTTCCCCACCACCAGCAGCTTGAAGCACGGCGTGAACTCGAACCAGTCCTGCCTCATGTGCCGAGCTACCACCACATCGCCGCCGGTCAGTTGCTTGAGCTTCGCGTCATCCCACTTGCGCCCTTCCTGCGTTTCATTTGCAATGGCCAGGCGCGCTCCCTTGAGCATGGCAATCTCTGCCGGATGCCGATCGCCCTTGCTCTCCATCAGCGCATCCATCGGCAGCGTCTTGGCATACTCGCCCCATGCATAGCGGATGGTGTCCACAAAGACGCTCTTGCCGTTTCCGCCTGGTCCGTGGATGAACAGGATGCAGTGTTCCTTGGTGCTCCCGCTCAGCGCGTAGCCGGCCCAGCGCTTCAAGAACGCAACCACCTCCGCATCGCCACGTGCAGCCTCGAGCAGGAACGCTTCCCACCTGGTGGTTGATCCACCTGGCTTAACGCCTACGCGCTTGGTGATGCTCAGATCGAGCAGCCGGTTGATCGCGCTGCCCTCGATCAGGTCATACACATCGTCAGGCGCGCCGAATCCCCATAGGTGTTGGTCCCAATCAGCACTACCAACCACTAGACCATCGAACGATTCAGCCACGGATGCGAAGTAGCGGGCCCAGCTGCCCGTGTCGTTCGGATTCGCTTTGGCTGCGCCCTTGATGATTTCACCCTTCACCATGTTCAGCCTGTCGCGCTCCCAAACGCCCGAACTAGCACGCGTATACCAACTGTTGCTGTCCACGCACCACCGGTACTCGAGCTTGATCGCTTCCTTGCACCACTGCCGAGCAGCGGCGTTCGCCTTTACCTTTGACTCTTCTTGCATTTCCATATCCATCCTCCATGAAATGGCCGCAGGGGCGCGGCAGCACGTCCGACCCCTGCGGTGCGATCACTTGACCGCGTTTGCTCGTTGTTCGCTTTCGATTGTCCGGAACACCAACTGCGCGAGGTTGTTCAGCCTCTGCAGCGCGTCCGATTCATTCATCCGCCCAGCGCTGACCTCATCGCAAATGCCCTCGATGCGGCGTGCAATGGTCTGAATGATGTTTCCCTGCAGGGTCGCTTTATCGCGGAAGTGGTCCACCTCACGCTGCAATCCTGCCGAAGTGCTGCGCCAATACTCCGTGTCGTACTTGCGGATAGGAATCATTCCTCGCCCCGTTTCCGCACCGGCTGGCACGCTTCATGCTCAGGGCACAGGAACAGCAGCAGGAACACTCCCACCGACACCAGGCACGCGATCACTGTGAATAGGTCAGCCATTGCGGACCTCCAGTAGCGCAGCCTCTACGGTTCCGTAGTGAGCACGGGCCGCGGACCGGACAAGCTGGCGCACCACGTGCACCTTGCTCGACCCGTCGTACTTCGCGATCGCCTCAAGCAGCCCATCGGTAACCAGGTCGACCCCGATCATCCGCCGTAGATTCTTGTCGTTTCCTTGCGTCTTCGCCGCCATATGCAAGCCCTCAAACAGGCTGCAAAGTCCTACTTATTGACTAGCGTTTGGCTGTTACGTTAAATTCCAACAGCCAGTTATAAGCCGCCAACTAAGCAGGACCATGTGCCTGTGTCCGCATCTTATCGACAATTCGTCTGGCTGTCTGCAGATTATCCGCAATTACCTTACATTTAGTAGCATTGATTATTCGCCGCACAGCGCGGACGTTGTTGCTGCCGATGTTAACCCGCCAGTCCCAGTCGTTTAGGTACGGGTCAAGGCACATGGTCCACTCGCCAATCGGGTCGGTATCCCGCCGGCACATCCAGTAGTCGGTACGCCGATGGTCAAGCCGTCTGAGAGCTTCCCGGATGTTCCTCATGCCAGGACTGTACGCCCGTTTACCTCTTAAACCAACTGAGGATCTTTCCTACCCAACCAGGCGTGGCCTTGTTCATCGCTGCCTTACGCCGAGCGCACCCGCCGCAAGGCTTGAAGCCGACAGCACTTGTGACATTGGCAACCACATCGCCCATGCCAAGGCTTGGTGCAGCCGTCGGTCTTTCCGCCGCACCTGGCGCTCCAAACAGAAGAGGCGGGTCGAGGTAGTTCCCGTTCCGCGTTTCCCGTTCCTTGCAGGTCGAACACTTGGTGGCGTCAAGGTTCTTGATGCAGAACGGTGACGTCCCTGCCACCCGCCAAGACTTGCAGTCCGTGATAGGTAGCGAAACGCCGTTGATTGTAATTGTTCCGAGTTCCATTAGGTCAGGGTAATGATGGTGCCAGTAGATTTGCAAGACGTGCCAGGCGATTGGAACGACCGTAAGCATGGTTGCGGGAGCGGGTTCGCGGTTGCCCAGGCTCCACCTGGTGAGCAGTCCTCACCCTGTGGGCAGCATGGCGCAACCGTGTAGACGTACGGGTATGCGTAGCAACCGGTGCGCGGTTCAGGCATCGAGGGGCACAACGATTCCCATCCGTACACGAGCACAATATCGATGCCACCGATGTTCACTGTGATGTCTTGCAGCGGCCAACCATCGGAAGCTTCGCAGTTGGTGACGTTCTGGAAGAACGCAATGTCCGTGCAGATCGAGATAGTGCCGTTCCCGTATTCCTGAACGCGCTTCATCGTGTAGCGCGAGCCCATCGCGTATTCCGGGAACGAGAGGCACTGGATCACGTAGTTGTTGGCAGTCGCACTCGTCGCGGAGATAGCGGCGTTCGTGGTGTTTGCGGATGTCATGCGAGGCGGCGATGCAACTATCAAAGTTTGGGCCGCGCAGGCGTAGTATCGAGGGGACGAGGCCACCAAGGTGACCGTGATCTCGGTATTGCCGTTGGTGAACGCCACGCGGTCAACACTCAACGCATCGCCAGCAGCAAAGCCTGGTCGATCGTTTGGAGTCTCTTGATCGCACAGCACACAACTTTGCCGATTACCAAACCAGAAGTACGCCGACCACGGCCCGATGCCGGTAGCCGTGACAAGTCCGCCGATACGGTTGTTGATGCGCTGCGCCATGTGCGCGGCGTTGCCGCTGAAGGTCACAACATCAAGGCCACAGACGCTTAACTTAATCGCTGGAAGAACACCCCACCCAGTGTTGACCGTATCTGCACTGATGTGCACTACGCCTGATACACCAAGGAACATAGCATCGAGTGACGCTTGTGCGCCCTCTGATGTCGGGTCAATCTCCGGAGCGAAACAAGCCGGGAAGACGATGGTCATGACGTCCTCTACATGCGGTGCGCAGCCAGCACTGCCAAGCGAGTAACACGTTTGCACGTTGTACGTCTCGTAGCGATCCTCGAAGCTTTCGCAGTAGTCGGGGATATCGTCGCAAATGGGCGTGATGCCGCAGCAGTCGCCCTCCGGTTCGCAGTCGGGGCAAACCATGTACTCGATGTTGACTTGAGTGACTTGGCTCGGGCAGCTCGTGGGCGTTGACGGGTCGAGCACCGTGCAATAGCCCATAGTCTGCGTCATACTTTTGGAGAGGCTCACGATCTCCTTTGGTGGGCCGTGACCACATCGAACGTCCCACGGAACGCCGAGCGTCTCGATGCACGTAGTCGCCGTACTTTGAATGGTGACTTCCTTACCCTTGACGGTGCCGGATTGGTCAGCAAAGTCATAGCACTCCGCGATCAGTTCCTCACAAGGGAGTTCCGGGTCGTTTTCAATAACGGGGCTTTCCTCGATTTCAAGGTCGGCGATCCCGCCAGGTGTGCCCTGTTCCTGTAGGTCTGCGTAGCAGCACGGGTTTTCACCCAGGACGCGGTTCTTTACCTTGACCAATTTGCCGACGTTCACTGGCCAAGTCGACAACGGATTTGGACAAGGAATGGTTTCGAATCCGGTCAGGATGTACATACAGCAATCGTGGCTCACGAAGTAGCACTTGTTTGCCAGGTCTGGCGGCGATGGTATTCCTATCGACAAAAGATAGCGCGGGCAAAACTCAATGCGGTCTGGGGCGTTCGTGCAATCGGGCGCGCAACAGTAATCCTCAAAGTACGTCTCACACTTGAGCGCGTACCAAAGGAGTCCATCCTGGCAACAGCATGACCGCCGTCGACTCATTTGCTGCCCTTACTCCTGCACCAGAAGTAGCCGGCTAGGGTCCCGATCAAACCTAGCGTTATGCTGAAGAATAGACTGGAAAGTACACCGTCAAGCGTTGCGAGATTTAGCATTTGATGCCTTTGTGGGAGTTCGGGTTCTGCGGAAGGTTGAGCCAACGCTGCACCCGGCAGCGAAGGTGAGAATTACAAGTCCTAAGAGCCAGGTCGTATATTGGGCAGTCGTAAGCATCAGCGGCCTCGTGGTATGTAGGTGTAGATCAGTGCTCCGATTACAGCGGCCACCACTGCAATCGATACATACTGGAACGTCGAGTAAATAGCAGGAACATCATCAGAGACGTAGGGGATCCGTGCCGAAATCTCAGCGGCCAGCGCCTCGATGCGCTCGAGCTCCGCGTTCGCTTTCGCCAGGTAAGAGCGTGCCGACGTCGCCGCCTCTCGCGAAGTGTTGGCACTTTGCGAGATCGCCGCCGTGCTCGATGCACAGCCGGTGAGCAGCAGGACGATGACGGCGAGGTACAGCATCAGAGAGCCAGCAATGCGGAGACAATTCGGCTAGTGACGATTTGGTATCCATCGTCCGCCATCGTTCCAGAACCCGCAGGAGGAATCGCGATAGTGGCTAGGTGCGATTGCCCGCCGTCGGTAGTGCCGTCGCCGTAGAGTTGGTACTTCAACAGCGTTGGCCCATCAATCATTGCACCGATATCGACAACGCATACGTTGTCACCGGCAGACTGGCCCCACGCATTTGCTGCGGTGGACACTGCCGCACGACCCGTGGCCCACGAACCCAAAGTTTTTGGGTGTGTCACGGTAAAGACAAAAGCAATCGTGTCCGCGCTTCCACCAGACGCCACCCATCGTGCCTTCATTCTTGTAACAATGGTTTGCGCGTCAGCAGTCCAAGTGCCGCTAATGTTTACGCCAGCATTTAAGAAGACAATGGTGTTCCCGGAGCCGCCGCAAGCAACTTGGCGCTCTCGAATTTCCTTAAGAAATGCGTCGAGCAATTTGTCTGCACCAGTGATCTTGTTTGCAATCTGTGTAGTGGTCAACCCGCCGTAATAAACAAGGTTTGAAACTGAGTATCCACGGATGGCTGTATTGATGACGGAATGCCACAATGCCGCAAATGGGCCAAGGGCTTGGTGGGCTGTAGTTGCGGAGTTGTATCCATCCCAACTAACGCGCAAGCCTCGCTGGCTTGAATCATTAAATGTTGGCGCGTAGGTATAGGATTGAGTTGCGTAACCGTAACCACCGCTAGTAGGTGTATCACTAGTCTCACGCTTTGCAACTCCGCCACCTGGCAACCAATACCACACCGGACGAAAACTCCCAGCGGTAGGGAATGTTCCATACACCAAACGATAAGTAAGCGTTGCCCCGGCTCCGTTTCCGTCCGTACCGAATACCGATTCAAATCCAAAACTTGTGTAACTTGCTACCGTTTGATTACTGACGTGGACATTGTTGTCATAAGTGGTAGTAAATCGCGTTCCAGTCTCTACAACAACTGGATTGACTCCAAATCCGTTTGCAGACAAAAGAGAATTAGTTGTTGAGTTAGTTAAATCTGATATTGACATTCCAAGATAATTACGCAGTCCGACAATTTCTGTATCTGTATTTTGTGCCATCATCTTGCAAGGGCTTGGGCTATTCCCTACTGCTACTGTTGTGACAGCACTTGTACCAGCATTCGTTCCTATTCCTGCTTGGTTTACTTGCGTTCCCTGCGCCGTGCTTGTCGCGCCGGCGTTGAACATGCCGCCACCAAATAGGGACGTTCCGTATGGCTTGATCCGCAGACCAAACTGCAACGCCCGTTGCCATCCCATGTGGTAACCGTTTGCACCGGCGTACATCGCGTTGCTATCGCCGATGGTGATTACGTCAAGTGAATCAACACCATTTGCGGCATCGAGCAGCATCTGTGCGGCCCTTGTAGATCCGTAGATGTTTGGCCCAGTTGCAACTGCGGATAGGACGGATTTGCGGAGCATGGAGGTAAACATTTATGGAATGCTTTCTGCTGTAATGCGTGCGAAGATGGTTGCGATGTGTCGGTTCTCGCTGCCGGATGTCGGGTCTGCGTATAGCACGATGGTGCCCCACGAGTTAGCGGGTAGCGCAGTAGTGCCCGTCACAGCCGCGGCAGTCCACGCAACCGTGGCAGTGCCGCCGCCAGCGTTGACAACTGAGCCGGAACCTTCGAGTTTGACCGTACCCACGGTGATGTAGCCCTTGGGCGTAAATCCTGCGGTCGTCCAGTGGAAGTTGGCGCCGTCATCGTGGACGTGCATCGAGACGGCGAAGACTTCGCCGGGTACAACGGTCTGCGGCGGAATGGGAGTGACGAGCGTGAGATTAGCCATCAGGTGCACCTCAGTGGGTTTGGTCGGTCAAAGTAGGCAAAGACGGCGCCCGAACTATCGTGGCAGACGTGGAGCTCGACCTTTGCCGATAGTTCCGTTGTAGGCCATGAAGCCGTGTTAGTGTTGTAAGTGGATCCGACCGGCCCAATCGTGGCCGCTGGCGCGGTTGAGATGTTCATCCCATCGACGATTGTGGAAGTGTTGTGCCACTCACGCAGGTTGACGGCAGCGGCATAGGTTCCACTCAAATCGTTTGTCGGCACCGTAATGCCACCACCGCCGATTGGAGTTGGGAACCATATCTTCACGGCATACGTCCATCGGTTTGCTGCGTAAAGCGTTGCAGTGTTGATGGTCACCAGGACAGACTTGGTAGGCGCCTTTGCAAACGCCTCCATTTGCGCAAACTTGATACCGGCCGCGTTAGCCGTTGCAACCCGTTGAGTCTGCGCGAACCCGTTCATAGCGAACCTGGTCAGGCCGCCATACAAGTTCCCGTTGAAGATGGGGTTCTGGAAAGCCATTATGCGATTGCTAGTGGCTTGGGGTTAGTCAACGCGGCAAGATCCAAGGCCGACAAGATGCCGGAGAACGCCGATAGCGTGTTGTAGCGTTGCAGGAAAACCACCTTGTCGACTTGCAAGATTGGAACGGTGCCGATGGTAATGCCAGCAGTCAAGATCGGTTCGCCGGTGGGGTTTGGCGCCGGAATCTGCTCGAGGTGAAACCAGGCGTCGTACAGAAATGTGTGGCTCATCCGGTAGTAGTTGTCTTCCGGTGCAGTCTGAAAGCCTTGGTAAAGCAGAGTGCCAATTGGAAAGCCAAGGAACGCAGCGCTATTGCGGTTGCCGACGTACGAGGTGTAGGTAGCCCAATCTGGCTCAGCAGCTGGAGTCCCTTGCGGAAGCGTCCTGTCGTACTGCGTTTCAATGGTCACGAGTTGCTGAGGTACGTCGTACACCTTTGGTTTGCCGTTGGTGTCGACCTTATCGCCGGCAATGTCAACAGCCGCTGAAAAAACTACGCTTCCATTCGTTGGAAACGTGGGAGCGCTGCGGTACATGGCCGTAGATCGCACAACGGTCGCGCGTGTGCACGTGCAATACGAGCCGCCGTTGTCAAGCATTGTCCCGTTGCGGGTGCTCGCTCGATGCGTGACGATCCAAGCGTTCTGCCGTTCCCGTACCGGCTCAATGGAAACCTCACGGATAACCATTGTCTTGAGGTAAGAATTGCCGCTGTAGACGCCTGAATTTAGTCGGCTAGGTGGCGTGCCTGCTGCTACAAGGATCTGTGCTTCCGTTGGCTGAGTGCTCGCACTGCTCCATGTCATCAGATACTGCACGGTGATTGAAGATTCACCTGGTGTCTGTGTCAGGGAGTAACTGCGGCTATTTGCACGTTCTACAAGTGTGAATGACATTACGAGCCACCTTTCAAAATCCGATTCTGTTCGCGCATGAGTCGCAAGTTTTCTGCGTCAATGATTGCGTTCTTCACTTGTACGTCGCGGTTTTTGTTGTCGCTCATACCGGCCGTCATCTCTTGGCCCATCGTGCCAAGTTTGCCGACATCGACTCTGCCGCCTTGATCGAGAATGTCCGAATTAAGAAACGGCATATACCCTTGCAACTTTTTGAAGCGCGATTTGTTTGAAACAGGATCTATAAGGTTTTCAGGCGACTTCATCATCTCTGCTGCGAATGCCATCGAATCGTTGTACAAAGACATTGCATCTTGCTTTAGGCTTTCAAAGAACGCGATTTGTCCAGCTCCGTCTGCAACGTCTGTCTCCGCACGTCGTTGAATTCCACCACGTTTGGCGCGTTCCGCACCGGCTACGTCGATACCAAACGTGTTTGCCATGAATTCCTCGCGTCGCAATTCAAGCATCTTGGTTTGCATGATGCCTCGTTGCGCTTCAGGAGAGAAGCGCGTAGACATTGCTGCCAAATCAGTCATGCGCCGATCCATGATCCGGAATGCACCCATCAGCATTTGAAAGCCCATCTGCGCCATATTGAACGACGCACCGACAGCAATAGCGCTGGTCTTGCTGTTCAACTTAGCCAACTCGCGATTGGTTGCCGCCACGCCCTTGATGACGCCGGACGGATCAACTTCAGCGCGAATGACAGCCTTCATGCTCTTATCTGCCATAGGTTTCCTTCTTCAACCAAGGGATGCAGCGTTGCGGCTTTTGCCCGACAGCGTTGCACACCAAGGCCGTAAGCAGCCACTCGCACCGCTCAAGGGTGGTGAGTTCTGATTTGGCGATGAGTCCGCTCATGTTCATGCGTTGCTCGGCGTCTGCGATTCTCCAGAGCCGCCGTTCGGCGGCGTCGTAAAACGTTCTCGGTTGATCTCCTCAAGCAGCGCCGAGCAGATGTCCGCCCGGACGTTTGCCATCTCGCCGTGGTTGTGCACGAACGGCGTCCCATCGATGCAGGACAGACAAGCCGCCCACCAGTACGGATCAGCGGCTGCGCGGGTGTAGTCCGCCATCGTGGGTTCACGCACCATGATGACGCCGACACCAGGCACATCGACGCGCCGCGGCTTCGGTGAGATTGAAGAGAGATCGAACGGCATTAAGCCTCCTCAACGCTGATTGACCACATGCCAGGGCCGGAGCCGTCATCTGTGCGTGTTGCGCTAGTGATGTGCCCAGTTAGTACGTAGGCCACTGAACCCTTGTCCGTGTAACTAAATGCCACGCTCCTGTTTTGAGCGTCTGCTATCGAAGCTGGATTCATATGCGCTCGGATCGCTACGTCTAAAGTGCTGTCTGCCATGCAGTCAAATGTGACGCTGCGTTGGATGCGTCCGGGCATTCGCTTCTCTGCGAAGTCGGCAAGGCTTGTCGAGTCCAGGGATGAGCGGGAATGGCTAAACGTGACATTCTTTGCAAAGTATGTAGCGGCCGAAGATGATTGAAAGTTGAGCGTAAGCGCTCCGCCGTAGCCTGGTGTGATTGCCATTAGGTTGTCTCCTGTACAAGTAGTTCGAGTTGAATAGTCCCGATGCGCTCCGCATCGGTCTTGCCGTCATCTATTGATTCGGTGCTCATGGTCACGCTGAACGCGGACAGGACTAACACACAGTCGTATCCCACGTTCGTAATTGGTGCTGCAAACGAAGTCCGCACATCGTCTACCAGATTGAGGCAATCATCGACCGTATCCGCTATGGCTTGAACCTGTACTGTGATTGTCCAATGGCACAAGGTTGGGATGCCGGAAGTAACTACATCAACTGCAGCGCTGGTGATTTCGTAGACGTAACACGGTGTTGCAGCGCCCGCTTGGCGAACACCACAGAACGCATCTGCTTTCAGTTGTAACTCAACTCGAATAGCCTTTTGGATGTTATTTAGGGACACTCGTATTCCCCATTCCGAGGATCTTGCGAGCCTCAATCAGAATCTCGGAACTGATCGCTTGCATGATCTTGGCTACGTTTGCCTTGCCCCACATCTCGCCGTAGTGGTTGCCGGGGATCATGCGTCCGGAGTGCTTGTGCACAAATCCGTTCTCTGTCCAGGGGAACACAAACTGCCGGCCGCGTGCGCGTGCGCCGCCCTTCTTGCCAAGTTGCACCCCGAGCTCGGCGCGGATTGGTGCGCCGGCAGGGCCCATTCGCTTGGGCGAACTGACGCGAGTAGCGGAGGCAATCGCCTTGCGGTGGACCTTCTTCCCGCTGCGGATGTAAGGCGCATTCAGCAGGACGGCTCTCAGGTTTGCCACGAAGGGCTTGAAGCCCTTGCGGATTGCCTTCTTCCGGACGGCTTCGTTGAGCGCTGGCGAAAGTCGCGCTAGTGTCTGCGTCACTTCCTTGGTATCGATGGTGATGCGGACAGCACCAGACGTGCCTACAGACCCGCCGCTACCCCTACCCGCTGGGCCCATGTATCGATCGTGGAATCTCACGGCGTCACCTCCGCAGCAGTCACGCGCAAGCGTTTCTTACGCCCACTGTCCGGGTCCACCAGGCTCAACACGTTGTACGCGGTTCCGTTGAGGACCAGCCGGCTACGCGTGTTGATGATCGGACTCCAGGCAGTCTCGATATCCAAGTTCGTCCGTATCGCCGAGCCGCGATCATCCATGACCTCGCTCTGTGAACTTGTGACCATGCCGCGAACCGTGCCGACATTTAGCCAGGCTAATTGTGCTTGGCCAAATGCGTCAACCGTCTGTGTAGACGTTTGCACCGTCAAGACTTCGCGCCAGAATCCACATCCGGCCATAAATCATCCGATCGATTGGTCTGAGTGCATCCGCCGTATGGTTTGGATGAACGGGTGCGGCTCGGGGGTCACGGCGTCATCGCCGCGCCACGGTTCAAGGCCACCGACTTGCAGCCGGATAGCCATCCACTCTTCCTCCGACATCACCGCCACGCCACGGTTGGTCGCAGCCTCCCACATGGAGACAGCCGCGCGCAAGGAAGCGGCGATAGCCGGATCATCTTCCTGATGACCCTTTTTTAGCCATTGCCTGACGTCATCTAAATTGGTGGGAGTGCCAGGCATGATGTGCTCCACGGCGGCGGGGGAAGGGCCGAAGCCCCGCCCCGCCGCTGCTGAGAGGATGATTAGCCGTTAGTGACTTGCATCTGCACGATGGCCTTCGCGCGAGTGAAGTTGCCGTTCATGAACATGGTGCCCTGGAACTTCACCTGGGCAGCTGCTGCCAGGCTCAGATCATCCCTCATGATCGTGGCGCCTGCCCACTCCCGGGCACTGTAGCCCTCGTTGTGATTGCCTAGGCTGATGATCGTGTTCTTGCCAGTGGTTGCGGTGCTGACGTGCGTCGGCAGGAATTCGGTGACATAGACCGGAAGGCCCATGAGCGTGAATCCTGCACCAGCTTGGCCTACCGCATCGGCTGATGGGATAAACACGGGCACGCCATTGATCGTCAAGTTAGCGATCTTTGCGTACACATCCTGACTCATGAGCCAGGACGCGGTGCCCCAGTAACTCGCAGGGAGGCTGGTGTAACGCATCGCGGTGAGATTCGGCACTGTGCACGCTGCTGTTAAAGCAAGTGCGCGAGTTGTGCCGGTGCTTGTTGCAGTCGCGATCGTGCAACCAGTCTGCACTGTGAAGAGGCCAGTAGGCTGATTGAGCGTGGAACCGTTCGTACCGGTTGAACCACCACCAGCGATGAGGCCCCATTCCGCATTGCGAACGAACTGCCGATTCAAGTTGTCGACCACTTCGGCTTCCAGATCAAAGTTGCTCTGCAAGAGCAGCTGCTTCGACACCGTGGTGAACGGCAAGCACGCTGCCGGAGCCAGTGGAACTTCCGCGAAGACCGGATTGATTTCGGTGCTTGCTTGTGTGCCGACGTCGGAAACGGTCCACGCATTTGCAATCGCGTCAGTGCTGAACAGCGTGTTGTAGCGCAGCGTTTGGTAGCCCTGCACGCCGGACTTGTAGTCCACCAGCTGGCGAGCAACAGTTGACACCTGGGCGTAGTGCGCCATAGCGTCGGTATACAGCTTTGGGATGAGGACCGAGTTGGTCGCAGGGTTCGCGGTGGTCATCGCTGCACGCTGTTCCGGCATACGGCCGCCGCGCAGGTAGCTCAGCCACTGGTCGCGGTACTCGGGCGATGCGCGCCACTCTTCGCCAGCGTCGCGGCGATCCATCGTGCGCTGGATCGGGGTCGCAGCCTCGCGGATGCCATCAGCGGCAGCCATCGCGGCGTTGCGGGCCTCGGTGATCTCCTCGATCTGTGCGACGATCTCGGCGCGGGTTTCTGCTTCAGTGCCTTCGACGTTCTGCGCGCGCAGTTCTGCGAGCTTTGCATTCATGGTGCGGATGTTCATTGGCTTGATTACCTTTGTGATGACTGGCGTTTCTTGTGAGCGGACTTGAGCAGTGGTGGCGTTGTATGCACCCTGCTCGACGATTGAAATCTCTCTGAGATTGACTGAATTGAGTGTGCGCTTCTCACCGGCCCACGAATCCCCACCAGGTGGAACGGAAAACCCGAAGGACATTTCGGAAACCACTCCGCGGCTGACCAAATCCAACACCAGCGAATCGCGCTCTGAACTGCCGAGCGTGGCCGTGTATTTGAGACCTTGCGCGTCCGACTCCAGGGTGAGTGTTCCGCTCTTGGTGTTGGCGAGAATCTGCTTTGAATCGTGCATAAACCACAGCGACGCACCGGCTGCGATCGATGCGTCAAACGCACCAGGCGCGATGCGCTCGGTGAATGTGCCCTTCGCACCCATGAGCGGCTTGCTCCATGAGTTGTAAAGAGCGGCGTAGCCGGTGATGGTCTTGCCTTCAACAGCACCGATGGATGCCTGGCGTGTTTCTAAATCACTCATATGGTGGGTCCCCTTCGTCTGCGTCTGCGAGATTCGCAGCGGGTGTGATGCCGGAGATCACCGGCGCCGGATCGTCAAGGCCTGCGATACGTGGCAAACCGAGCCGCACGCGTGCGTCGTTCGGTGCCAGGACGCCGACTTGCACCAGCGCCGCGTACGCCTTGCCGGCTGTGCGGAAGTCGCCTTGCGTGATAGGAACAAGATCAGTTTTGATGCGCTCACCTGGTGGGAGCAGCTTGCGCGATAGTTCCGCATCGATGCCGGCGCAGAACGGAGCCAAGCAATGCGTCACGTAGGCCTGTGCGATCTCAGGTTGTGAGCGCCCCTCGCCCTGATAGAGCAGTTGCGGAGGCACGCCGAATGCACGCGCCACCTCTTCAACGCCCATCTTCTTGGCGTCCATCAAACGAGCGGCAGCGTCCGCAGCCATCTGCGATGCCTTCATGCCTTCGCCGAAGAACGCCGGGAAGCCAAGTTTGTCTGCGCCGCTGTGTTGCTCTGCCCACTTAGTACGCATCGAATCGCGCGCCGTAGCAGTCAGGGGCCCGGGGTGCTCGATCGCGAGCTTTCCGACAAAGCCGGATTTGGCCAGTTCCTCAATCGCTTGGTCCAGAATGGCTTGAGTCCCAAGCACGCGAGAGCACTGATCAATCGGAGACACCCCGAGCCATGGGCTGCGCGGGTCCGTCGAGGCCCGCACATGGATCAGACTTGAGTCATCCACCACCGAATTGTTGACGATGTAACGGGCTTCTGACCCCTTAATCTCAACGCTGACGGCAGACGGGTCAACCGGATCCAAAGCCACCGGATCGCCGGTGCGGAGATCGCGCCGGATGAGCAGGTAGCCATTGCCGAAGTAGAGAGCCGACGTCGCCAGCCACTTACGCATTTCGTATCCACTCAGGAAGGAAGCGGTGTTCCCGTAGAGCAGATCGACCGCGGGCGAGTCCTCAACTACGGACCCGTCGCGGCGCGTTACAGTGAGATCCAACCGCGCTGAATCGGTGCTGATCAGATTCACGGCACGCACGATGGCGGGGACGCCGAGTAGATCAGCGGATACCGTCGTAAACGTCAGCGGTGTGTAGCTGATGATCGTTTGCGCGATCGGGCGGCGGAAGAATTTACCCAACCATGATCCCATTCCCGTACTACACCATGACATTTCACGAATGCAATAGCGCCTACATACACCGCGTCAACGGTGTGTAGACACTATTTCAGATTGTGTATGCGGCGTACGTACGCGCAGTAATCAGAAGCCCGGCTGAGTCTCGTACATCGATCCTCCCATGATCTGCAGATCGTTCAGCACACGCGCCGCCATGACCTGCGCGGTGAGCGCATCGATGTTGCTCGTGCTCTTCTGCTTCACCGGCATGGCCAGTCCAGTGAGTCCGACATAGAGCCGAGCCGACGCCAGGCACGCTCGCAGCACTGGGTCCGGCTTGCATCGGATGCGTTCGGCGCGGATCCAATCGCTCCAAACGGCCCAACCACCACCCATCCAGACGATTGTCTGCGGTGCTTTGTGCCATTTCCACCCGTGTTTTCGCTCCATTTGGGCAGCCCACGCGCTCGCTTTACCGACCGGATCGGCGACAAAAGCGCGCACGTCGTACGTCCGACAGATGTCTACAAGCCTTGCTTCGACCAGATCGAGGTCGATTGTCGGCCCACCAGCCAGCGAAAGAGCGTGTTCATCGACCCATTTCTGCAGCGGTTGGCGCGTTCGCTTCTCATCGAAAGCGATATCAGCGCCGGCCCACCAGTGATATCCGCGCGTGTGCACCTTCGTCCCATCCCACACGGCGAGGCACAGCGAAGTGAGATCGCACTGTGAACCGAACGCGAAGCCGCCCTGGCTAAAGTCCACCGCCACCACACCGGCTGCGCCCTGCAACATATCCCAGTCTTCCTCCACCGAAACACGGTCGAGTAGCTCGAGCGGCAGCGCGCCGGCGAGGTCATCCGTGAACGTAGCGAGTTCCTGCAGCCACGTTTCCTCGCGTGCTTTCGGGTCTGCGGTCGCCAGTGCGTTAGCGATCTTGTCACGGATGACGCGGATGCCAGCGCCAAGTACGCCGGCGCTCGGGTTCGCGTGCTGCACCGCTAGGTCAGAGTCCGGCACATCGTCCGTATCCATGCCCCACAGCATCGCCCACCACCCTTCCGGCAGCGGCGTCCCCTGGTCAATCGCGAGTTCGCACGCTTGCCAGTAGGGCCAGAGTTCCCGCGACTTCTGATCGCGATCGGGCGTGGTGATGAACAGCATCTGCCCCGTCGGTGACTTGGTGACCGATGACATTCCGCGCAAAATTGCCGCGTCCATGCGACTAGCTTCGTCCGCGATCAGAAGCCGCGGGACCAGACCGTCCATACTTTGATCAGTCGATGGGAACGCGTTGAATACAGCCTTCTTGTGTTGGATCAAACCGGAGGTAGTCGAAGCACCACCACCCACCGAGCGCCACCGGTCCTCGCCGTTGTGCATCTTGGCGATACGCCCGTGGATGATGTTCGCTTTCATTTGGTTGGTCGCCACCGCGCACAGTTCCATATCCTCGCCGGTGGACAGCAGCCACTCGAGCAGCGCCACCACCAGCCCCGTCTTGCCGGCTCCACGGGCCACCGACCACAGCGCGTAGCGCGTAGCCGGAGTGCCATCGTCCGCACGCCGGCGCGCCAACAGGACCGCACAGACGTGGACCTGCCAGGGCAGGAGCTTCATGCCCATGACCTGAGCGCGGCTCACGAACGCGTCCAGTTGCGTGCCGTCCCACGCGATGCCGTGTTCACCTGGCGCGTATCGCTCTGCCAGGTAACGGGCACACGCCGCCTTGATGCGCTTCGGCGCCGGCACGGTACCCAAGATCACGCCCCTGGCGTACCCGTCCGATCGCTCCATGGCGGTGTCGACGCGTTGAATACTTGTAGCCGTGGGTTCTTCCTGCGGACCGACGGTCCCACAAGGCGGTGCCCAAGGGACCGGGGTACCCCCCCTACCCAAGGGGGGGGGATCAATTATTATTGACGCGGATTTCTTAGGGTTGTTTTTTCGAGTTCTTCGTGGCACGCTCGGCAACACACCATCAGGTTCCTTGGGTCCATCTTGAGGCCCGGATTGACCTCCAGTGGCACGATGTGATGCACTTCGTCGCTCGGTGCTATCCCGCACCGTTGGCACAGTGGGTTGTTCTGCCTGAGCTTCAGGCTCAACCTCGTCCAACTGCCGCCATAGCCCAATCGCCTGCCACGTACTTCTGAGACTAGCGCCGCGTACGGCGATTTCCACGTCTTCATCTTTCATCTCCTTGCCTTTGTTGGTGACGGGTGACGCTTGGTGACGCTTGTTTGCATATGAGTAGCCACGGGCGCGCGCGTGCGCGTGCGTGCTATGTCAGAAAGAAGCGTCATAAGTGTCACCAATCTAATAAGTCCACGTTCTGTAGTTGGAATATTGCCAAATGTCGATTTCATAATGTGTCACCCAATGCGTCACCATGTGTCACTAGTGTCACCCCTGAGAAGCCCCGCGAATGCTTCGTACGCTCTGCAACGATCCCACGGGCCTTTAGGTCTGGCCCAAGCCGCCTCATGCTCTTTGGATGTATGCCGTTCTGAGCACACCAGTGGCTCCATGACGCCATGATCTGTGCGCTGCTTACCCATCCACTCTCCACCCGCATGGTGCAATCTTGCAGCCAAGCGCCAACCGTGTCCTGATCATCGAGGTAGCCCGCCGTTGCCTTCAGGATCGATTCCGGTGGACGCAAGCCGCCAAGAGTCGCCCATTCCTCAAAGCCCTCCATAGCCCAACGTAGGACGCCTCCCGCCTCCTCCCTGAGTTTCGCTCCGAGGTCGCCATCCGGCTTCTCTGGCTTGTTGGTGAATGGCACCATGCACAACCGCCTACGCATGGCATCGTCAACCACCGCAATCTGCGGCGCATGGTTCCCCACCACCAGCAGCTTGAAGCACGGCGTGAACTCAAACCAATCCTGCCTCATGTGCCGAGCCACCACCACATCGCCGCCAGTCAGTTGCTTCAGTTTCGCGTCATCCCACTTGCGCCCTTCCTGCGTTTCATTGGCAATGGCCAAGCGCGCACCCTTCAACATGGCAATCTCTGCCGGATGCCGGTCGCCCTTACTCTCCATCAGCGCGTCCATTGGCAGCGTCTTCGCGTACTCGCCCCAGGCATACCGGATGGTGTCGACGAACACGCTCTTACCGTTTCCGCCTGGTCCGTGGATGAACAGAATGCAGTGTTCCTTGGTGCTCCCGCTCAGCGCGTAGCCGGCCCAGCGCTTCAAGAACGCAACCACCTCCGCATCGCCACGTGCAGCCTCGAGCAGGAACGCTTCCCACCTGGTGGTCGATCCACCTGGCTTAACGCCTACGCGCTTGGTAATGCTCAAATCGAGCAGCCGATTAATGGCGCTACCCTCGATCAGGTCATACACATCGTCAGGCGCGCCGAAGCCCCACAGATGCTGATCCCAGTCCGCACTACCAACCACCAAGCCATCGAACGATTCAGCCACGGACGCAAAGTAGCGCGCCCAGCTGCCAGTGTCGTTTGGATTCGCTTTGGCTGCGCCCTTGATGATCTCGCCCTTCACCATGTTCAACCGGTCGCGCTCCCACACTCCCGACTGGGCCCGCGTGTACCAACTGTTGCTATCCACGCACCACCGATACTCCAGCTTGATCGCTTCCTTGCACCACTCCCGTGCAGCGGCATTCGCCTTTACCTTTGACTCTTCTTGCATTTCCATATCCATCCTCCATGAAATGGCCGCAGGGGTGCGGCAGCACGTCCGACCCCTGCGGTGCGGTCACTTGACCGCGTTTGCTCGTTGTTCGCTTTCGATTGTCCGGAACACCAACTGCGCGAGGTTGTTCAGCCTCTGCAGCGCGTCAGATTCATTCATACGCCCAGCGCTGACCTCATCGCAAATGCCCTCGATGCGCCGTGCAATGGTCTGAATGATGTTTCCCTGCAGGCTCGCTTTATCGCGGAAGTGGTCCACCTCACGCTGCAAACCCGCCGACGTACTGCGCCAATACTCCGTGTCGTATTTACGGATAGGGATCATTCCTCGCCCCGCTTCCGCACCGGCTGGCACGCTTCATGCTCAGGGCACAGAAACAGCATCAGGAAGACTCCCACTGACACCAGGCACGCGATCACTGTGAATAGGTCAGCCATTGCGGACCTCCAGTAGCGCAGCCTCTACGGTTCCGTAGTGAGCACGGGCCGCCGAACGAACAAGCTGGCGCACCACGTGCACCTTGGTAGACCCGTCGTACTTTGCAATCGCTTCCAACAGACCATCAGTAACGAGGTCTACACCGATCATTCTGCGCTGATTGTTGCGCTCCTTGCTGTCCATCATGCGTCCTCCAGGGGAGGCGCATATACGGTGGTGCAGATAAGTGTTTGGCTGTTACGTTAAATTCGATTTCAGCCATCCACCAACCTGACGTACACCCCCTATATGCGCTTAGTACGCATCTTATCGACAGCCGAGGAAATTTGCTTGAGCCTTTCAGCGGTTTTTTGAGCAATTTTGCTTGTGCGCTTTTCCTCATCCTGAGCCACCAATAACCTACGTACTGCGCGCTCATAACTAAAGCCCACCTTGAACCTCCAGTCCCACTGCGGGCCCGGGTCAGCCGTAATCGTCCACTTGCCCTGAGGATCGGTGTCCTTGCGGCATAGCCACCATTCACCACGTTGGCGATCCAGTTTCTCAATTAAGCCCCGGTGTTTCATACCCGGACTCTACGCCCGTTTACCCCTTGAACCAACTGAGGATCTTTCCTACCCATCCCGGCGTAGCCCTGTTCAGGGCTGCTTGGCGCTTCTGACACGCTCCGCAGGGTTTTATCCCTACCGCCTTGGTGGCGCCGGCAACCACATCGCCCACACCTGGCGTCGGCTTCGCACCAGGGATGATCAGCGTATCGCTTTGAACCGGCTTGCCATCGACGATGTTCCAATATTTCATATCACTTTCACCCTTGTAAAGTCCCAACCGGCGCGCCGCATAAGATCAAAAATCCCGGTACTGCACGCGCACTCGACCTCGGGCGGATTGCACGCCGGGTCGCACACCTCAAACGGGTAATTGCAGCAGCCCTTCGGGAAGTAGATATCGCTGGTGCAGATCCCGGTTCTGATCGGAATGTAATCGCCAAGTTGCATTCGGCACTTATTCCCCGTGCCGGTGTAGTGGTCATTGCAATGCTTAAACATTACCCAGACGTGTCGCTGTTCGTAAACCCACACAAGGCCGTCGTCCTCGGTACCCAGCAAAGAACCCTTAGGTATTTGAATGAAGTAAACCCCACCTGGCCCCAGGTAGATGTCGGTCGCCAGGTCAGGACACGCCGCGTACGGAACCTCTTCCGGGGTAAAGCTCACGGCAAAGGTCGCGAGGATCTCAAGGCAGAACATTGACGATCGGTGCGTGGTGTCATCGGTGCATCCGCCACCGCACCACATAGGGAATCTGCCTGGGTCACTTGGCCCAGTGCACGGCGAAAACCACGCAATTCGTCCGTATACCACGCCGACGTGCGGGTCATTTGTCGGGCTGAGTAGTTGGTAACTCGTCTGGCCACCGCCCAAGCAATCACACGCGCACGGCGTGATGATGATCGATGGGTCGCAGCACAGGTTCGCACCGACCCCGCATACTCCGCATGCCTTTCCGAAAACGCCGTGGATTTCCCGCAGATCGGCAAAGTTTATAGCCGATGGAAAACCGCCCCCTTCCGGTGGGCAATTCACCCAGCCGGGAACACTGCTGATTGTCTTTGCTACGCCGATCGCCCCGAACTCTTTTGCCGCATTGCCGTGATCACTTACTGTATTAACCGCAATACATCCACTTTCCGGGTGACCTGGTGGGCAATCAAACTGAGTACCCATCCAATGCGTGGCCCATTGAAATCGTGCTTGGGCGTTTTGCTTTAGCGGATTAGCCGGAGTACAGATCCAAGTCGGATACTGCCCGCCATCGCTTGGGTAGACAATAGCCTGCGGTGGGCAGTCCTCATAGATGGTTCCTTCCCAGCCGGGCCCACCGCGGATACAACCACTAATCGCGCCGACTGGCAAAGCCGGATCGCCTCGATCGCAATTTTCACCTGGACCCGGTTCGTATTTGCTGCACGATGCCGGCCGGCAAGTGACTTCCAGCTCCACAGAAAAGCCGAGCGGTCCAAGTGTTCCGCAGTCAGCCAGAACAGCATCGCAGTTCCCTTCCTCACAGTTGGGATCGGTGCAGCCGGTGGGGCAACAGCACTTCTTGTGGCTCATTTGCCGCCCTTAGTCCTGCACCAGAAATACCCTGCCAGAGCTCCAATGAGCCCAAGCGTTGTTGCAAAGAAAATAGATGATAGGAACGATTCAGCGCTTGCGAGGTTGAGCATTGGAAGCCTTTGTGGGAGTGCGGATGCGGCGGAATGTTGAGCCAACGCTGCACCCGGCAGCGAAGGTAAGAATTACAAGTCCTAAGAGCCATGTCGTGTATTGGGCAGTCGTAAGCATCAGCGGCCTCGTGGTATGTAGTTGTAGATAAGCGCTCCGATTACAGCGGCCACCACTGCGATCGATACATACTGGAGCGTCGAGTAAATCGCAGGAACATCATCAGAAACGTACGGGATCCGGGCCGAAATCTCCGCGGCAAGCGCCTCGATGCGCTCAAGCTCCGCGTTTGCTTTCGCCAGGTGGGAGCGTGCCGACGTCGCCGCCTCTCGCGAAGTGTTGGCACTCTGTGAGATCGCAGCCGTGCTCGATGCACAGCCGGTGAGTAGCAGGACGATGAAGGCCAGGTAGATCATTAGATTTAGCCGAGCGTGATAAGAGTGAAAATGTACGAATCACCAAGGCGGTTTTTTACATTAATCAACAATGTTAATGGATCGATCCAGACGTTTGCTCTTATAGATGTATTAGGATTCACTGTGTTCGCAAACGCGACATGACTGCCAGCAGATACTGAGGTAATCAAACTATCGCCGTGCAGGAAGAGGAAATTAGTAATTCCTCCGCATGAGCTTGTCAACATACGAAGGCTTGCTCCGTTTGCCATGAAAGTGCTGCGAGGAAAAGCGTAAGTCGCTTGGTCTGCAATAATTGCGCTTTGCACAGTTACGCCGCCACCGTTTTGAGAATCCGGATCAACTAGTGTGCCAAACCGAGGTAGGAATCCGTTTCCGTTGTTATTGAACTGGCTTGCGGCTAAACCAATATTTTGGTTTTGATACGCGTTGAAATCAGCACGCAGAATAGAAACAAAGTCAGTGTTGTTTACGAGATGAGGGACAGCAGTTGCGTTTGCATTTACGTTCCCAGACACTTCAAATTTGTTGATATCAAATCGCCCACTTGCATTGGAAGCAAGAAACGCGCTAACAAGTTTAGTCATCATGTTGTTTTTGATGACCGACGAGCACACTCCGCTGCTTCCACCATCTCGCAAAGTTGGCGAAGCAAATATTTTTAACGGGCCCGAGATTTTGTTGCCAGTCACCGTAACAAATACAGGCAATGATGTTTCCGATACCTCTGTCCATCCCACAAAACTGCCAAGCACCCCTGTCGTGTCGGGAACATTGTTTAAAACAATGTTGTCTGTGACTGTGTACATACGCGCTCTTGTTGTTGCCACTCCTGAGAAAAAACCAATAGGAGCAGAACCAAATGTGTTAAAGGTATTTTCAAATGGGTTTGTTCCGCCTGGCCCAACGTCATAATGGAAGACGTTGTTGGACACAATGCCACACTCAAGCTGGCAATTGATTTGACCAGATCCATCCTTAATAGGCTGAACCGCATATCGAACCGTGTTGCCTGTAATTACGGTTTCATCGTTCTGAACCTTAATTGCACGGCCTTGGCAATTTATAAAGTGGTTGTTTGATACTGTTGCAGTTGTTGGTGAGTAAGTAGACCCTGCGACAGTGCTGCCAAAGATCTTTAGTCCATCGGCGTTTACGTTTGAAGCAACATCTGCAGTTTGGTTGTTATTAATGTCGTTGAAATAGCATCCAGATACATTGGTGTTTTGTGCGAAAAACGTCCCACCATCGGTGTTGACACCTACACCCATGCCAGTAGTTTCAAAAGTATCATTTGCGGTAAGTGCGCTTCTCTTGAAATTTGTAAATTGGCTATTGGTGACGTTTATGAATTTATAGCCTCCAAGCAATTCAAGACCAGCAGATGATTTCCAAAATCCTGCGCCTACTGGAACGCCGTTCTGTATTCCGAATCCATTTTTGAATACGCAATCATCAACCTCAACAACCGCCTCGCCTTGCAGTTTGTCATCGTGTCGAAAGCAAACTTGCGCTTTTAGGTTGGCATCAAATGTGAGTCCTCTGAGACTGAGATCCTTGCCAACCGAGCCGCGGATGTAAAACATAAACGCGGCCTGCGTTGTGGTTGTCGATTTAATGGTGGCCGATTCGGCTTCCATTCTGAGCCCATTAGCTGGTGTGGCCACATCAATTTGGACTCCAGATCCTGAACTAGTAAAGGAAGACATGGCATATACGCCGCTCGGAAAGAAAAGCGTCCGGTCAAGAGTAATGCACGAATCAACTGCTGCTTGGATAGCTGCGCGGTCATCAGTTGTTCCGTCACCAACCGCCCCAAAGTCTTTCACGCTCACCATGTCGCGAAGCTTGGAGTCCAGCGTGCGTGAAGTTGCACCGGTGCCGGTCGCAAGGAAGTTTGGACTGCCTCCGCTGTAACTCGTTGAAGTCCAGACGGTGCCGGTGCCGACCTTAAACTTGCCGGTATCGGTTTCGGCACACATCTCTCCCGTCAACAGTGTTGGGTTGTTGGACGTCCAGTTTGCTGCCGTGTCTCGCCGAATGCAGATGTTTGCGCTGATAGTTGCCATGTTGTTTCCTTTGGATTACGACGAACCGCCATCGAGAATGTCTGTGAAAAAGGTTGAAGAAGAAGATCCACCACCGGTGATTACGTCCGTCCAATTAGTAGTAGTTGAGTAACCGCCTGTAAAGATGTCCTCAATCATTGTCATGGCTTTACGGAACATTGAGGTAAGCATTACGGGATGGCCTCGGCTGTTATGCGTGCGAAGATGGTCGCGATGTGCCGGTTCTCGCTGCCGGATGTTGGGTCGGCGTAAAGGACGATCGTTCCCCACGCGTTGGCGTCTACGGTCAGCGTCTGCACCGCAGTCCAGGACACGGTGGCAGTGCCGCCGGCAGCGTTAATGACCGTCGCGGTGCTAGCTGCAATGGTGATCGTGCCCACAGTGATCTTGCCGACGGGCGTGAAGTTCGTCCAGTTGAAGTTCGAGCCGTCATCGTGGACGTGCATCGAAATGGCGAATACTTCACCCTTGCAGATGACTTGTGGCGGAATTGGAGTAACGAGCGTGAGGTTGGCCATTAGGTGCACCGGATAGGGTTGGGTCGATCAAAGAAGGGGTATGCCTGTCCGAACGAGTCATAGACGACGTAAACCAACACTTTCGCCTCTAGGCCAGATGTGGACCAGGCGCTACCGGCATAAGTGCTTCCCACCGGCCCGATCGTCGCCGTCGGACTGCTCAGACTCATGCCGTCCACCTCGGTTGCGGTGTTGTGTTCTTCTCTGATGTTGCGGCAGTTCGTGTAGCTGAAACGTGAATCCGTGGCGCTCAGGGTGATTCCAGTGCCAAGTACGCCGGCGGGCGTCCACAGTTTGATTGTGTATCGCCATCGGTTCGATTGACCAACGATGAGGGTCGCGCTGATTACTTCGCACAGTCCCTGGGTGACTATCTGACCCTTGATGACTTGCTGATTCGCCCACACCATCGCCTCGCCGTAACGGGCCGTCGCGTTCGCCGCCGCTTGCCAACCATTGCACACCACGGCATTCGCCTTGCCGTACATACCGCCGTGGAACAGTGGTTGCGAGTAGGACATTAGAAGAGCATCGGCGGGTACGCCTTGATCAGATCGGCTTCAATAGTGGCTGGCAGGAAGTCATCCATGAAATCCCTGGTAACCGGGTACGGCTGATACCACCCCACCTTTTCGCATTGGTTAATCTGCAGTCCGGCAACAGTCACACCAGGCAAAAGGATCGGCTGTCCGGTCGGATTTGGCACCGGCATCTGCTCGACGTGGTAGTACGAGTCAAAGATCCAGGTATGGACGATGCGCCATATCTCGCGGTCAAGCGATGCTGAGAACCCTTTGTAAAGCATCGTCCCCGCCGACGCATCCATAAACGTAACGCTGTTACGCTTGTTGATAGCTTCATAGAAAGTTTGGAAATCCGGATCATCTGGCGTCGTCGTACTAATCAGCGGCGTGCGGTCCCACTTGTACTCCAGCTGCCGGGTGATCTGCGGAAGTTCCTTCACGCGAGGCATTCCGTTCAGATCAATTTTTGTTCCGCCAATATCAGTTGCTGGTGGCCATGCAGCAGCGCCATCTGCCGGCAGGGTCAAAGCTGATGTAGTAGTGGACCTACGGTACTCGGCGTATTGCCGGCCACTGACCGCCATCGTCTGCTTTGCGCCATAGCCCTGCTTAGCGGGGTCTACCGGAAGCATGGTGGAATACACCGCGGTCACTCGCCAGGTGTAGGGAACAGATACTTCGGGCACTGCGTTCACCGAACGGCAAACCATTGAGGCAATGAAGTTATTCATGGCTGCCGGTGTTGCGGTGTGAATTGCGGCTGCCGGGCGAGTCTGCACCATCGGCATCCCGGTTTGGGTCAGTACCAACCCGTCGCCCGGGTATGCCTGGCCAATAGTGTCCGGCTCCCAGTATGCCAAGTAGACCGCCGTCAGCGTGGTTTCATCCACGTTCTCAAAGTTCCACTGTCGGGAGTCTTTGATCTCAATAATTCCGTAGCCCATTACTGTGCCCCCGATTTCAGGCTGCCAGCGATCTGCCGCAGATATTCTTCCGAGCCAGCCATGCCGCGTCCCGGTGCTTGGTTCTGATACGCAAAGTTCTGCGCGTTCCCGAGTTCTCCCAGTTGGCTACCAGCAGCAGCGGCAGTAGTCGCGCCGCCGGCAAAGTCACCGCTAAGGAACTGCTCGACCGCAGCGATACCCGTAGCCGCAGACTCAAGCAACATGTCGGTACTCGCTCCCATATTGCCGCTGAAACGAGCCGTAGCGCCCATACCCGCATTGATCCCGCCGGCGTTGCGCTCGATGCGGGCCGCCGCACCGGTGGCGATGTCGCCAGCAGCCTGGGAAGTCTGAATGGATCCAGGCGTGACGGCCGCTCCGATCTTGATATCCGCCTTCATCTTCTCAGCGTTCGCCAGGTTCTGCGCGCCCATCGCAGCGCCCGAATACTTGAGCGCCGCGCCATTTAATTCCGCCATCCGGCGCTCGACGCCTTGAAACACTTGTGAGATCCCTTGGAACGCCATCTGCGTCATCTGTAGTGTGGCAGTGATCCCAGCAGCAGCCGCGCCACTTCGGGCTGTCTTATTCAGCTTGCCGAGTTCCGCGGTGGTCTTGGCGACGCCACGCGTGATACCACTGGTATCCATTTCCGCGTAGATCACTGACTTCATGCTCTTATCTGCCACGGTTCATTCCCTTCTTTCGCAACCAGGGGACCAATTCAGAAGGCCGCTTGTGAGTCAACGCGGACGCAATGATCGTCAGTAGGTATTCGCACCGTTCATCAGTGGTCAGTTCCTCCGCCAGTCCTGCGTCCATTTGCATCCTCATTTCGGGGCTTGCGTTTCGATAAAGCCGCTTGGTAGCGGCGTTGTAAAACGGGGACGGTTCACCTCGTCGATCAGCGCGCTTGCCACCTCATGATCAAGCGCGCCAACGTCCGCACCAGGGGCGAACAACGGCGAGCCATCCGGAAGCGTGAACAAGCGCGTCCACCAGAACTGCATATCGCCCGCCAATGAAATATCCGCCAGGGTCGCACGCCGGACCACCACCGGCCCGATGCCGACAATCTCCACCGTGCGCGGAGCCGAGGAAATGACCTTAGACGGATCGAGGCTCACTGCTGCTCCCAGCTCAGTTCCCAAGTGCCGGCTCCGGTGCCGTCATCGCTGAACGATGCGGAAGTAACTTGGATGTTCCACGCTACCGGACTACCGGATACGTCCATGCTGTTCCAATACGCGAAGTTCCCCTGATCGGTGTACTTGAGTGTTAGGACGGCGTTGACGCTGTTTGCCAAGGAAGTCGGCATCAAGTGAGCCCGCAACAGGTCATCCGCAGTAGAAGTTTGACGGAACAACGTCAGCGATCCGGAAATCCGGGTGCGTCCGGGCGCGTACCTCTTGCGCCAGTCACCGATCGCCGTCACTTCGAGCGAGTCCTTCTCGATGTTGAGCGTGAAGCTCTTAACCTGCATAGTGATGCCGGCGGATGCCGTGAAGCCCGAGAAGAGGATGACGCCGCCGTAGCCTGAGATAAGAGCCATTAGTATGCCTTTGCAAGGATTGTCATTACGAGTGATACGACGCGCTCGGCGTCACTTTGTCCGTCGTCTGGAGTTTCCGTCCGCGCCGAAGCGTTCACGGCCACTAGCACCAGAATGATGTCGTCCGCAACGTTGTCGATGTTCCCTGTGAACACCGAGAGTAGGTCGTCCACTACTGTCCACGCTTGCAGTGCGGTATCCGCTACGCAATCGGCGGTCACTTGCATCGTGTAGTGCGGGATCACTTTGCCAGTCATCGCCACCTCGAAATCCACCTGGGTGACCTCGTAGACAATGCATGGTGTGGAGTTTCCGGCGCGGCGCAGTCCCACGGACACCTCGTACCCCGCGGATACCATGGTGGTGTAGAGCGTCTGTGCTGCGAGGCTGATAGACACTATTTACCCCCCAGCAATTTCTTGGCTTCCACAAGCACCTCGCGAGCCATCGCGTCGGTGATTCGTCCGATTGCCGAGCGAGCCCAGTTAAGCGCCCGACCACTGCCAGGTATGCGTCGCGAGCCACCGCGTGGCGCTCGGAAGTTTGGCGAGGTCCAGCGCCCTGTAGCGTCGCGGTCCTGGCGATTTGACCAGGTATTGCCCTTGCCTGGTGACGGGTTCGCGGAGTTCGTGTACTTCTGTGATCCTTTGCCGCCATGCCTGTATCCCTGCTCGAGCAAATGGAACACGCCCTGCCGGCCCCGCGCAGCCTTGCCGCCCTTCTTGCCGTAGCGCACGCCCAGCTGCGCGATCAGTTTGGCTTCCGGGCCTGCCCCACCACGCTTGATCACGATGCCTACGGCGCTCGCCATTGCCTTTCGGTGGAGGTTCTTGCCGCGATAGGGTCCAGTGCCGACTACGCCGCGCAACTCCGTTACGAACGGACGTAGCGCCCTGCGGATGCCCGTGCGGCGCGCCTTCTCATTCAGTTCCGCGCTCAGCCGGCCAAGTGCTTGGGCTACCGTCGAGTTGTCGACCTGCAAGTGCATCTGCGTCGCGCCCGAATTGACCGCCGGCCGTCGGTACGGTCGAGCCATCACGGTCATATCGCGATCGTGTTGCCTCATTGCGTCACCTCGGTCGCGATCACTCGCAGTCGCTTCTTGCGCCCACTGTCCGGGTCCACCACGCTTGAGACGTTGTACGCCGTGCCATTCAGGAGCAGCCGGCTACGCGCATCGAGGATCGGGGACCAGGCAGTCTCAATGTCCAGGTCAGTCCGAATTGACACGCCGAGATCATCCACCACTTCCCGCTGCGTCGGCTTGATGATTCCGCGCACAGTGCCCACCGTCAACCACGCCAAATCAGCCTGCCCAAGGTCATCGACCGTCTGGGTAGACGTTTGCACGGTGAACACTTCGCGCCAGAATCCACAGCCGGCCATGGATCATCCGATCGATTGTGATCCGTGCATCCGCCGAATAGTCTGGATGAACGGGTGAGGCTCCGGGGTTACGGCGTCATCGCCACGGAATGATTCGATATGACCGACTTGGAGCCGAATGGCAAGCCATTCTTCGTCCGTGATGTCCTTCAATTCCTTGGCGGTCGCGGCCATCCAGGCCGACAACGAGGCCGTGAGCGCAGCCGAGATGGCCGGATCATCTTCGTTGTGCGTGCGTTTCAGCCACGCCCTCACGTCCGCTAGACCAGGTTGGGTAGTGGGTATCGACATGGCACCTCGCTATTGCGGGGTGAGGTCGAAACCCCACCCCGCAACTGCTTGAGAGGATGATTAGGAAGCAGTGACTTGCAGCTGAACGATCGACTTCGCGCGGGTGAACGCGGAGTTCGCGAACATGGTGCCTTGGAACTTGACCTGACCACTACCGGCCAGAGTTAGGGCATCCCTGTCGATATTCATGCCGGTCCACTCCCGGGCGCTGAATGCATCTCGCACGTTGCCGCAGATTAGCATGGTGTTCACGCCGGAGGCTGCAACGAGCTTATAAGCCGGCGCAAACTCGGTCACGTACACCGGCAGACCCATGAGCGTAAACGATGCGCCAGCCACACCAACCGCATCGGCGGATGGAATGAACACTGGGACGCTATTGATCGTCAGGCCACAGATTGCCGCGTAAACGTCTTGCGACATTACCCACGCGCTCGAGTTCCAGTACGAAGCTGGCAAGAGGCTATATCGCATCTCGCGCAGATTGGCAACAGTTACGCCGGCAGTAATTGCCGTCGCGCGCGTTGCACCACCAGCAGCAACAGCCTTGACGGTTGCGGCTGAAGTGGTGGTGAAGAGTCCGACCGGCTGATGCGTGGTCACACCGTTTGTGCCAACAGTTCCAAGTCCGCCGACGTAACCAAACTCAAGGTTGCGGGCGAATTGGCGCATCAGGTTGTCGACGATTTCAGCCTCGACATCGAAGTTAGCCTGGGCAAGCAGTTGCTTGGTCACACTGGTGAACGGCAAGCACGCCGCCGGGGTCAATGGAACTTCAGCGAATGCCGGATTGATTTCCGTGCTGGCCTGTGTTCCGGCATCACTGACAGTCCACGCTGAGGTGTAAGCGGCAGTTTCGAGCGTGTTGTAGCGGAGGGTCTGGTAGCCCTGCACGCCAGTGCGAAGCTCAGCAAGGTTGCGAACAACAGTCGCAGCGTCGATGTACTTCATGATCATGTCTTCGTACAGCTTTGGAATCATCACAGCACTGCTGTCCTGACTCTTCAATGCTGCACGCACTTCAGGCTGACGGCCGCCGCGCATGTAGCCCATCCACTGGTCGCGGTAATCGTCGGTGCTGCGGTACTCATCGCGCTGGTTGCGGCGATCGATGGTGCGCTGGATCGGGGTCGCAGCCTCGCGGATGCCATCAGCGGCAGCCATCGCGGCGTCGCGCGCCTCGAGGATCTCCTCGATCTGTGCGACGATCTCGGCGCGGTTTTCTACTTCAGTGCCTTCGACGTTCTGTGCGCGCAGTTCTGCGAGCTTTGCATTCATGGTGCGGATGTTCATTGACTTGATTACCTTTGTGATGACTGGCGTTTCTTGTGAGCGAACTTGAGCAGTGGTAGCGTTGTATGCACCCTGCTCGACGATTGAAATTTCTCTGAGATTGACTGAATTGAGCGTGCGCTTATCGCCGGACCACGAATCCCCACCAGCAGGAACGTGGAATCCGAAAGACATTTCAGACACAACACCGCGCTTCACCAGGTCGAGCACCCCGGCGTCACGCTGCGAATCGCCGAGCGTGGCGGTGTATTTCAGACCTTGATCGTCTGATTCGAGCGTGAGTGTGCCGCTCTTGGTGTTGGCAAGAATCTGCTTTGAATCGTGCATGAACCACAACGATGCACCGGCTGCGATCGATACGTCAAACGCACCAGGCGCGATGCGCTCGGTGAATGTGCCCTTCGCACCCATGAGCGGCTTGCTCCATGAGTTGTAAAGAGCCGCGTAACCGGTGATGGTCTTGCCTTCAACAGCACCGATAGATGCCTGACGTGTTTCTAAATCACTCATATGGTGGGTCGCCTTCGTCTGCGTCTGCGAGATTCGCAGCGGGTGTAATCCCGGAAATCACCGGGGCGGGATCGTCAAGGCCTGCAATTCGTGGCAGCCCGAGCCGCACGCGTGCGTCGTTCGGTGCGAGCACGCCGATACCGACCAGCGCTGCGTAGGCTTTGCCGGCCGTGCGGAAGTCGCCCTGTGTGATGGGAACGAGATCGGTGGTGATGCGTTCACCAGGTGGAAGTAGTTTGCGGGAGAACTCGGCATCGATGCCGGCGCAGAACGGAGCGAGGCAATGCGTGACGTACGCCTGTGCGACTTCAGGCTGCGAGCGCCCTTCGCCCTGACCGAGCAGTTGAGCCGGCACGGAGAATGCCCGAGCGACCTCCTCTACACCGAGCCGCTTGCATTCCATCAGTCGCGCCGCGGCATCCGCTGCCATCTGATTGACCTTCATTCCCTCACCGAAGAACGCAGGGAAGCCAAGCTTGTCCGCGCCACTGTGTTGCTCTGCCCACTTGGTCCGCATCGAATCGCGCGCCGTAGCCGTAAGGGGCCCGGGGTGCTCGATCGCAAGCTTTCCGACAAAGCCTGATTTAGCCAGTTCCTCAATCGCTTGGTCCAGAATGGCTTGAGTTCCAAGCACGCGAGAGCACTGGTCGATAGGAGACACCCCGAGCCATGGGGAGCGCGGGTCCGTCGAAGCCCGCACATGGACGATGGAGGAATCGTCCACCACTTGTCGGTCAATGATGTAACGCGCCTGAGTTCCCTTGATTTCTACGCTGACCACGCTCGGGTCAATCGGTTCCAGGGCCACCGGGTCACCGGTGCGGAGGTCGCGCCGGATGAACAGGTAGCCGTTCCCGAAGTAGAGAGCCGACGCAGCCAGCCACCGACGCACCTCGTACCCACTCAGGAAGGAACTACTGTCTCCTCTGAGCAGATCGATGACGGGTGAATCCTTGACGATGGATCCATCACGTCGCGTGACGGTCAGGTCTAAGCGCGCTGAATCTGTACTGATCAGATTCACGGCACGCACAATGGCGGGGCAGCCGAGTAGATCAGTGGACAGCGTTGTCAGCGTCAGCGGTGTGAAGCTGATCAGCGTTTGCGCTTGTGACCGATAGAAGAATCTGCCGAACCATGACGCCATGACCGTACTACACCACGACATTTCACGAATGCAATAGCGCCTACATACACCGCGTCAACGGTGTGTAGACACTATTTCAGATTGTGTATGCGGCGTACGTACGCGCAGTAATCAGAAGCCGGGCTGAGTCTCGTACATCGATCCTCCCATGATCTGCAGATCGTTCAACACGCGCGCCGCCATGACCTGCGCGGTGAGCGCGTCGATGTTGCTACTGCTCTTTGCCTTCACCGGCATAGCCAGTCCAGTCAGTCCGACATAGAGCCGAGCCGACGCCAGGCAAGCGCGCAGCACTGGGTCCGGCTTGCATCGGATGCGTTCGGCGCGAATCCAATCGCTCCAAACAGCCCAACCGCCACCCATCCACACCATTGTTTGCGGCGCTTTGTGCCATTTCCAGCCGTGTTTCCGCTCCATTTGGGCAGCCCAGGCGCTCGCTTTACCCACCGGATCGGCGACAAAAGCGCGGATATCGTAGGTCCGGCAGATCTCTACAAGCCTTGCTTCGACCAAATCGAGGTCAATTGTGGGCCCACCGGCGAGCGAAAGTGCGTGTTCTTCGACCCATTTCTGCAGTGGTTGGCGCGTTCGCTTCTCATCGAAAGCAATATCAGCGCCGGCCCACCAGTGGTAACCACGCGTGTGCACCTTCGTCCCATCCCAGACCGCCAGGCACAGCGAGGTCAGATCGCACTGCGATCCAAACGCAAATCCCCCCTGGCTAAAGTCCACCGCCACCACGCCAGCCGCACCGGCCAACATATCCCAGTCCTCATCCACCGAAACACGGTCGAGAAGCTCGAGCGGCAGCGCGCCGGCGAGGTCATCCGTGAACGTGGCAAGTTCCTGCAGCCAGGTTTCCTCGCGTGCGCGGGGGTCTGCGGTCGCCAGTGCGTTTGCGATCTTGCTCCGAATGTCACGGATCGAGATCAGAACGCCGGCGCTTGGATTCGCGTGCTGCACCGCCAGGTCAGAGTCCGGGTGGTCCTCGGCATCCATCCCCCACAGCAGAGCCCACCAACCCTCCGGTAGCGGCGTCCCCTGGTCTAGCCCGACTTCGCACGCTTGCCAGTACGGCCACAGTTCCCGCGTCTTCTGGTCGCGGTCCGGTGTGGTGATGAAAAGCATCTGGCCGGTGCGCGTCTTCGTCACCGATGACATCGCGCGCAAGATTGCCGCGTCCATGCGGCTTGCCTCGTCGGCTATCAAGAGCCGGGGGCATATGCCATCCATGGCATTGTCTGTGCACGGCATCGCCTTGAGCGCAGCCTTCTTGTGTTCGATCAGCCCGATCGTGGTCGACCCACCCCCACCAACAAAGCGCCAGCGCTCCTCACCCTTGTGCATCTTCATGATCCGCCCGTGGATGATGTTCGCTTTCTCCTGCTGCGTTGCGACGCACGCCAGCTCCACATCGTCACCCGTCGCGAGCAACCACTCGAGCAGCGCCACCACTAGCCCCGTCTTGCCGGCTCCACGGGCCACCGACCACAGCGCGTAGCGCGTAGCCGGAGTGCCATCGTCCGCGCGCCGGCGCGCCAGCAGCACCGCGCACGCGTGCACTTGCCAGGGCAGCAGGGTCATACCCATCACCTGGGCGCGGCTCACGAACGCGTCAAGCTCCGTGACGTCCCAGGCAATCCCCGTGCCGGCCGGGTCCGCACGCTCTGCCAGGTAACGGGCGCACGCGGCCTTGATGCGCTTCGGCGCCGGCACGATCCCGCCCACCACGCCCCTGGCGTACGAATCCGAGCGGTCGATCGCAGGGTATGCGCCCTGATTACCTACTTTCCCGGGCTCAGTGCCCTCACCGATGC